GCGGGAGCCACGGTTTCAGCATCAAGATCGGCGCATCCATCAAAATCCGCGAATCCGAGGACCTGGATCTGGACGACCTTTCCCTGGAAGAGCTTCAGACCCTGTTGGCAGAGCTTCAGCAGAAGCTGGACGACCTGATGGATGAGGAGCCGGACGACGAGGACTCCGATGAACACGAAGAATGGGAAGATTCCATCGATGAACTGGAGGACCAGATCAGCCAGGTCGAAGATGCAATCGACGATTTGAACGACTAACACCCCTACCGCAAAGGAGGACTTGATATGAAGAAAATCGGTTTTATGCATTTCGGTGATAGCGAGGATAAGGCTCCTATCGCTGTTGAGGCTCCGGCTGTTGACACCCCCGTTAAGTCCCTGGTAAAAGTCCACTTCCCCGAGAGCAACCGCGACCTGTCCTATTACAATGATCGCTTCGATCTCCAAAAGGGTGATGTGGTGTATGTCGCGGGAAAGATGGCAGGCGAAGCTGGTGTTGTCGCTTCCGTCACCACCAAGTTCAGAATCCACACTGCGGATTATCAGCGTGTGCTTGCCAAGCTGGACCTGACTTTCCACGGTTCCTTCGACCGCATCCAAGACAAGATGGTTTGTTACGACGCAGATTGCATCAGCCCCGCCCGGTTTGGGAGCTGGGTCATTCCTCCCGCCGAAGAGAAAAAGGACGACGAGGATCCCGATGAAGTCATCTCCGGCGAGGGCTACACGATTGACATTCATAACATCGAAGCCTGCGAGGAGCTGACGGACCTGATCGCCCACCGGGCTATCGACTACTGCGCTGACGGAAGGGTCCGCTATCTTTCCATCCATAACGGTATTGGCTGCGCCTTTGTAGAAGGCACCAAGTGGTACCGCATTGACTTCTGCTATAACCGAGATGGCCTGATCACTGACATGTTTTGTGATTGCCCCTATCCCGGCCTTTGCAAACATGAAGCAGCTGTTGCACTGACCCTTCGGATGCTGTTCAAGCAGCCCCAAATGAGGCTGGATTCCGACTTTATTGCCCTGGATCGTTGGCTGTTCTGGCGGCTTGCTTCCAGGAGCGAAACTATCACACTTTAAGAAATAATAAATAGTCGAAAACCGTCGAAATAACTGGATAATTGGTACCTTTTATGGTATGATGTCCACGCATGGAAACCCTCGACTATTACGAAGGAAGGTGTTAAAATTGCAAGACCTAAATGCCTCCATGTTTTACAAGGCAAAGTTCACAATCCGTACCGCCAATTGGGAGCCTGACGACCTGTTATGGCGGCTGGTCCTGAACATCCGTAACTGGATCACCCACAAGTGGAATCCCTGGGGAAAGCCGACTGTCATTGAGTACAGGATGGGAAGCTGGTCCCATTTCAAGAAGGGCGGCAAGTTCTACGACCTGGAACACTTAAACCGAATATACGCTGAATCCGTGTACCACCAAGTGGGCGATGACTCCAGCACCGTTTCATGGGCATGCAAAATTGTAGAGAAGCCTGAAGCGGAAAACGGCTACGCCCCGCGCGAATGGATCACTGAAATAGGCTACCGTGCTACATCCCCCAACTCAGCAGAAATATCCTATGTTGTCACATACAGCGACATGGCCGGGTTCATTGGTTTCTGCATGCCCGCTCCGCCTCCCTCAGTTCCCCGTGTTATACGGACAATACTGGAGGACACGGAGCTTGTGTGTAGCGTAGGCTCCAGCCCAATCGCGCTCACCGCCACTAAGCTCAACCCGGGTGACTACCCTGTGTTTGAGAAGGCCCTGCTTGATGCCGAGCGAGAGGTTCCTCTGATTTACATTAGCCCCCGGCGCTTGGCAGAGGATTCTGACGAAGCCCAGGTTCTGGTCGACCCTACCAAAGTAGCATGCAGCGTGGCATGCAACGCTATTGTTTTCTACGCTGATTCCCTGGATTATACCCGGGAAATGAACTACATGGGCAACAGCAACTACCTCTGCTCCGGCGGTGCCATTCGTGTATACCGCCCGAATGTCAAAGTCGGTGACGAATCCGATCCTAGCCGCCATCGCTTCCTGTCTGCCCGGTTTATTGAGGAACACGGCGAGGAGAAAGTCCTTGACCTGTTCCGCAGAGCCATGGCCCAGGATGTCCACTTCTACGAGAGCCTGTTCCGTATGGACGATTGCAGAGCTTTGCTAGAAGCGGACCTGCACCAAGCCAAAATAGCCCGCATCCGCGCCCAGAGCCAAGGTGAGGCAGATGAAGCAGCCTCCGCTTTCCTGGAGGAGTCCGACAAGCGTGAAGCCGCCGAACGAGCAAACCGAGCGCTGCAAGAAGAGAATGACCGCCTCAAAACTGAGAATTACAACCTCGGAGTCCAGGTTGAGATGTATCGGGACCGTGCTAATCAGGTGGGGCAGATTGAAGCCGCCACCCGGCAGGTTCGCAGCATAGCTGAATACCCCAACACACCGCATTCCATCGCCCGGTATTTTGAGACTGTATACCCCGAGCGCATCGCATTCACAGAACGCGCATACCGCTCCATGGACGACTGCGAAACCAAGAGCGAGGTGCTGTGGGAAATCTTCTATCACATCGCCACTGACCTCTTTGACCTGGTTAAATCCAACCCCGCCCAGGCTTACACTGAGTTCAAAAACAAGACTGGCTGGGATGTAGCCCGCGGCGAAGGCCACCAGACGCGTGTTGATGCCAAGTTGATGCGGCAGTATGTTGATACCTACGACGGACAGGAAATCGACATCGAAGCACACATTAAAAGTGGCGTCAGGGAGTCTGACCCCAGATTTGTCCGCATTTACTTTGCCTACGATCCCAGTATCGCGGATAAAATTATTATCGGCCATTGCGGCAAGCACATCGAAAACTACAGCACTCGCAAGGCCAGAAGATAAACAGCATTTAAGCCCACTGAGCAATTTCGCTCGGTGGGCTTTTTGTATTTGTGGGGAGGTTACAGCCTAATCTTCTCGCCGGAAAGGACATCGACCACCGTTGCCCCGGGGCCGAATGCTGCCCGCATCTGGGCCAGCTCTTCGCGGCTGTGGCTGCGTTTTCTGTTGCGGTACTCTGCCAGCTCCTTTGCAACTTCGGCCTCCCTGGCGGCGGTGGTTGCCTCGGTGTCAACCTGGTCGGTGATCATGGCCAGCTTCTCCAGCATGTCCGCCATCAGGATCCGACCGATGCAGTTCCGGGCGATGCCGTTCTCGTCGATGGTGATCTTACCTGCGTCCAGGTCTGCCTTGACCCTTGCCAGCTCCTTCTCTGCCTCTGCCTTCCAGTAAGCGCCCAGGCTACCGTTCAGTTCTCTTTCAAATCTTGTCATTGCTTTGTCCTCCTTGAGTTGGGTGTTCACCCTTTTGGTAGTACACATATTCGCTCTGAAAGGCCAAAATAGCAAGTTATATCCGAGCCATAAACTACACAAATATCCAGATCGGTGATTGTGTGGTTTATGGCTTATTTTTTCTTTTTGGACCCCCCCAAACGCCCCTTCCCGTGGCCTAACAGTGAGGGGTGATGTGTACCCTCAGAAAGGAGGGTGCTTATGACTGACACCGAACGCGCCCAAATCATGAAGATGCAGCGCGAGGGCCTGGGCTATAAGCGGATTGCTACCGTGACGGGCCTGCCGCTCAATTCTGTGAAAACCTTCTGCCGCCGCAACCCTGTGGTTCTGGCTGAAGTGGTCGAACCAACATGCCGCTTCTGTGGCAAGCGTATCGAGCAGACCCCGCATAAGCGGCAGAAGCTGTATTGCTCTGATCAGTGCCGCATGGCCTGGTGGAAGGACAACCGGGACAAGATGAACAGACAGGCTTTCTACCACAAACGCTGTCAGCAGTGCGGTAAAGAGTTCGACAGCTATGGCGATGCAGGCCGAAAGTTCTGTTCCCCGGCATGCTACCAGGCATCCCGGACGGGAGGTGCAAACCGTGGATGAGGATCTGAGAAGCCGCATTGAGAGGTATCGAGCTGCCATGTCGATTGCCAACGAAATGCTGTCAAAACATGTGATTTCCACTGAAGAGTACGCAATAATTGATACAATTATGACCAAAAAATACGGTGTAACATCGTCTACTATTTTCCGATAAATAACTGGCTATTATCGGAGTTCAGAGGTAATATGTCGACTAACCAAAGGGAGGTGAAACCATGAACCGCATTATTCGCCAGGTAAAATTCCCCGCAGCAGCCATTCCCAAACTGACCCGGGTAGCCGCTTATGCACGAGTATCCAGCGGCAAGGACGCGATGCTGCATTCCCTTTCTGCGCAGGTGAGCTACTACAGCCAGCTTATCCAGAGCCACGGCGGTTGGCAGTATGTAGGTGTTTACGCCGACGAAGCCCTCACTGGCACCAAGGACAACCGCGACAATTTTCTCCGTCTGGTTGAGGATTGCCGCGCCGGAAAAATCGACCTGGTAATCACCAAGAGCATTTCCCGTTTTGCCCGCAATACTGTGACCTTGTTGTCCACGGTTCGAGAGCTGAAAAACCTGGGTGTGGATGTGTTCTTTGAGGAACAGAACATTCACACCATGAGCGCGGACGGTGAGCTGATGATGACCATCCTGGCTTCCTACGCGCAAGAGGAAAGCCGCTCCGCCAGTGAAAACCAGAAATGGCGCATCCGGGCAAACTTCAAATCCGGCCTGCCTTGGAACGGTACAATTCTCGGCTACCGAATTGAGGACAGCGTGTATGTGCCTTTGGAAGAGGAAGCCGAAGTTGTTCGCCAGGTCTTCGCCTGGTACCGCGAGGGGCTGGGTTTTTACACCATCGCCAAGCGCCTGAACCAGGCCGGGATCCGCACCCGCAAGGGCAGCATCTGGCTCCAGCAGTCCGTTCGGCGGCTGATCTGCAATTACTCCTACACCGGCAACCTGCTCTTGCAAAAGACTTATATCAAAGACCACATCAGCAAGAAGTCCTGCATTAACACCGGGCAGCTTCCCATGTACCACGCGGAAGGATCTCACGACGCAATCATCCCCATGGAGGAATTCCAAGAGGTACAGATGGAGAGAAAAGAGCGGGCCAAAAAATACGCCCACAACTCCAGGAGGCCCACGGTATACCCCTTCACCAGCAAGCTGATCTGCCAGTGCTGTGGGAAGCGTTACCGCCGGAAACCCGTAAGCCGCGGCCCGGTTTGGATCTGCTCCACCTTCAATACCCGGGGGAAAGAATTTTGCCCCACCTCAAAGCAGATCCCCGAAGAAACGCTCATGGAGGTTACCGCAGAAGTACTTGGGCTTCCGGCCTTCGACCCAGAGATATTCCTTGCAAGGGTCAAGGAGATCCATGTTGGGGAACACAATGCCCTGACCTACATTTTCCACGACGGCAACACTGCCGAGGCTACCTGGCCAGACCGCTCCAGGGCTGAGAGCTGGACCCAGGAAATGAGAGAGTCAGCCCGCCAAACCGCACTTCAACAAGAACCATTAAGGAGGTACCCAGATGGAAAGTTCCGCAAAAAAGAAAGTGGCAGTGTACATTCGGATTGCCAATGAGAACCAGGATATCCTGGCTCACCATATCAAAACTATGAAGAAGTATGTCGATGATCACCCCGACTGGGAACTGGTTTGCATCCACAGCGACATTGCTTCCTCCGCTCGGCTGTCTAAGCGCATCGGCCTCGCCAAGCTGATCCAGGGCGCTCGGGAGGGCAAGTACACTGTGGTTGTGATTCCCAGCCCTTCCATGCTCTCCCGCAGCCCTCTGCCGCACCACAAGCTGCTCACCAAACTGGAGGAAGCCGGAGCAACCATTGAGTACGCTGACGGCTCCCAGGTTAAGCAGCTCAAACTGCTCATGCAGATTATGAAAGCAGCGAGGGGTGACTAACCATGGCAAGAGCAGTCCGGCAGGTGACGGTCATTCCCTCGACCGTTAACCCTATCAATCACATGCCCGCGTCGATCCAGCACAAGCGCCGCACCGCAGGCTACGCCCGCGTGTCGACCGACAGCGACGAGCAGTTCACCAGCTACGAGGCCCAGATCGACTACTACACCCAGTACATTAAGAACCATTCCGACTGGGAATTTGTGAAGGTCTACACGGACGAAGGTATCTCTGGTACCAGCACCAAACGCCGCGACGGCTTTAACCAGATGGTTGACGATGCCCTGGCCGGACGGATTGACTTGATCGTAACCAAGTCGGTCAGCCGCTTTGCCCGAAATACGGTCGACAGCTTGACCACCGTTAGAAAGCTGAAAGATGCAGGTGTCGAGGTGTACTTCGAGAAGGAAAACATCTGGACCCTCGACTCCAAGGGCGAACTGCTCATCACGATCATGTCCAGCCTTGCCCAGGAAGAGAGCCGCTCCATTTCTGAGAATGTCACCTGGGGCATGCGCAAACGCTTTGCAGACGGAAAGGTATCCCTTCCTTACAAACGGTTCCTCGGCTACCGCAAGGGTGCCAACGACCTGCCTGAAATTGTGCCGGAAGAAGCAGAATTGGTGCTGCGAATTTACCGCCTATTCATGGCCGGAAAAACGCCTTGCTCCATCGCAAAAATCCTCACCGATGAGCGGATTCCCACCCCCTCGGGTAGAACCAAGTGGTCGCCGACCACCATCGAAAGCATTCTCACCAATGAGAAGTACAAAGGCGATGCCCTTCTCCAGAAGCGGTACACGGTCGACTTCTTGACCAAAAAGCAGAAAGTCAACGAGGGGGAGGTCCCGCAATACTATGTCGAGAACAGTCACCCGGCGATTGTTGCCCCAGATGAGTTCGATGCGGTGCAGGCAGAGTTCCAGCGCCGCAAGTCCCTGGGCAGGCGCTACAGTTGCCAGAGTGTCCTCGCGGCCCGCATTGTCTGCGGCGACTGCGGAGACTACTACGGTTCGAAGGTGTGGCACTCCAACAGCAAATACCGCAAGGTGATCTGGCGCTGTAACAGTAAGTTCGACGATGGCCACCAGTGCAGCACCCCCACATTGGATGAGGCAGATGTTAAGGCCCGATTCCTAACTGCCTACAACAGCGTTTTTGCCGACCGGGAGGCGCTCATTGCAGACGCCATCGTAATGCAAAAGGCCCTGACCAACTGCGACCAAATCGATGCGGATATGCAGAGCCTTGCGGATGAGATGACCATTGTGGCAGGCCTTTTGAGAAAGTGTATCGAGCAGAATGCAAACACTGCCCTCGACCAGGTCGACTACGCAGACCGCTACGAGAGCCTTATGCGGCGGTACGAAAGCGCATCGAAGCGGCTGCAAGAAATGGAACAGCAGCGATTGGAGCGCACGAACAAAGCCACTCTGATCGGCGGTTTCCTCTTCGAGCTGATGGAAAGAGAAGAACCCCTGGAGGAGTTTGACGATCACCTTTGGCTGGCCACCATTGAAAAGGCCACCGCCTACCACGATGGGCGTTTGGTGTTCAAGTTCCAGAACGGTCTGGAGGTCACCGCATAAGGCCTCCAGATTTACAAATTATTGATTACTTCACCGCTGAAGTCTGATATACTATACCCAGAATCAAATACAAGGAGGCAGAATTATGGAAAAATTCATTCCCTACGAAAAGCTGTCCAAGAAGGAAAAGCGCAAGATCGACCAGGCCAAACGGCAAACCTGGGGTGAGCTGAACCCCGTCACCCGGAAGCCTGAAAACAGCAAAGCCTATAATAGAAGAAAGTCACAGAACTGGAAGCGGGACCTGCCGCCACAGAGCTGTGACTTTTCTTTTTGTTTGCCCCGCGCTTGTCATTCTTGATTTTGATATCAATTCTTGATACAATCACTGTGGTCGGGTAACTCCTGGCTCACCTTTTCGGGGTGTAAAGTAGCGGTTTTCTTAGCGGGGGGACCGCTACTTTTTTATTTCTTGGAATCCAATCTTCCCACATAATATGGTAACTGGCAAGAGGAATAATCGCCCCTTGCCATTTTCTTTGCCCATTCGTGGGCTTGGCTTCCCAGGCAGAACACCTGATCGTGAAGAATGAGGACTCCTATTTCCGGGTCGCATTGGCTGATCGGTTCCACATTTGCCATGAAATCATCATAGGTCTTGCCGAGCCTGGAAAGGTCGAACACCATAACAAGATCGGCATTGCCCGCTTGGCACTCTGCCAACACTTTCTGGTAACCCAGCATTTTCGAGCTGTCTCTCGCAGTCACACCGAAATCCTGGTAGACCTTCTGCACAGCAAATCTGCTGTCCCTGTTTACTGCCATCTGCATCCATTTTACATGCGTTGCAGCTACCGATTCCTGACCGCTCACCATCGACATTCTAGAGTAAATCAACACTCTGAATTTTCCTGTGTGACCGGGCCGGGATTCACTCAGTTTCGTGGCTATCAAGTCCCAGTTAAGCATACGCCTACACCGCCCCTTCGCACACACGCTGCATTGCCACTCTTGCGCGATGCTCCAAATTGTTCTCCACCATTTCCTCAAAGGTAACTGGTGCAAACCCGTTGATGTCCGCTCCGGCGTTCAGCATCAGCGGGTTTCTTTCGATCATGGGCCAATAGTCCATTCGAGTGTCATCGTGGATGTGTCCGTAAACCATGTAGCCTCCATGGTTCGAGAACGGCCAGGACATCATTGGGTAGTGACAAAGGGTGAGCTTCCGCTGGCCATCGGTCATAAAACGCATCATTTCCACGCTCTCAAACCAGTCCTCCAGGTTCACCTTCTTCATCCACGCCTTATCGTGATTTCCGACCACCAGGTGCTTCTTGCCCTTCAACACCGAGAGATATTCTTCCGGGGGCCGCTTGCTGCGGAAAATGAAGTCTCCAAGAATATGTACTGTGTCGCTACTAGACACCTTCTCGTTCCATTTCTTAATCAGGAACTCGTCCATCTCGTCTGCGTCCCGAAATGGGCGGTCGCAGTGTTTGATGATGTTCGCATGACCCAAATGCAGGTCAGATGTAAAGAGAATCATTTTCCAGCCCTCCTTATCAATCCTCCGCAAACTGCTTATTCTTGTTCCAGTATGCAAGAGCAATGTTGATTTCAATATCATCCATACTTGTATCCAAAACCTGGCCGAGCCTGGTAATGCTTGCTGTTTTGGACAGGTTGTTGAGGTTCGTAACTTGGATGCACTCAGATTGACAGACGAATGCGTACCCGTTCACTACAAAGGCCGCATTTTGTGCTACAGCTTCAAGTTTACGAATCTGGTCTGGGTTGACGCCATGATCCTCAAACTCCGCCAGCCTCTTTGCCAGCACAGTGGCACAGTCCCACCCGGTGCATTTCTCGCCATGGTTGACGCAGTTTTCGCACTCTGTGTGAACAACATTCGGATGTTCAGGATCTCTTCTCGTCAACCTCCTCGTGGACGGCATTATTCTGCCTCCCTGTAGGCACGACAAGCCTCCCGGATCGCAGCAATTTCCTCATCCGTATAGATGCACCCGAACCGTTCAAAATAGTCGTCCCACCCAAACACGATGAAGTCTTTGCCGCTTTCCATGTGGATCACGACCGGGGATTTACCCTCGTCGATGAGCTGGAACACATCTTCCATGCGGTTCTTCAGCTCTGACTCTTTGAACTGCGGCAGCTTATCCAGCTCCAATCGGCCACTCATTTGAAACACCTCTTTCTGTTCGTAGCAGGCCGAATATCCTTCTACAAACCCGCGCTTGTGGGCAGACCGCATTCCATTGAGGAAGTCCGTCCGCTCCATGACCAGGGAGAGTTTGGGGCTGGGATACTCATACTGGGGCATGGTTGCCCAACCCTTGATTTCGTCCTCGGTACGGAAGTCGCCGTTGGACCACCACACACCCTCGTCGCTCATGTAGCCCTCATGGACAGTCGGCAACGGTGCCTCACCAGGCATGTAAACCAACACCGACACAAACGGGTCGGGCGGGTACTCTTGGGGTGAAAACCAATTCAGCATTGCTGCACCTCCTTCTTTTTCTTTTCTGCATTGATATAGCCAATCTTCAAATCACCGTACAAATCTCGATCTCCTCACTAGGCTCCATCGGGTCATTAAAATAGTACGCTTTTACCCCTTTGCACCCAGCCCAATAACGATAACTGTCATCATAAGAGGTATCTGCTAGGCGACCAGGCACAACAATAATGCAGGGAACGATACCCTCGACCATATCGTCCTTACAGAACCGACAGTTCATTTCACCGTCACAAGGTTCAAGCACCAAAGAATCAAACGGGAACACGACATCTCTGTGACCTTTGATGTACTCTTGATATACAGTTCCAGCATTGCAATCATACGGGGTATCGTTCCAATCGTCTCCGTGATAATCGGTGCAGTCATCATCCCCAAGATAGAAGCGCACCATGTTTCCTTTACGATCCCAGTCGATAATCTTCATAATCATTCCTCCAATCCAACAAAGGACAGCCCGTAGATGTCTCCAATGCCACGCACCGCCCCGGCCATGAGCAAGCACAGGTCCTTGACACCTTCAAAGTCCATTCTGCTCAGATATGCCTCTTGCTCCTCATTGGTCAGGTCAGTAAAGCACCGCTTAACTAGCTTGTCCTTTCGTTTTACCTCCACATACACACTATCAAGCCAGCGCAGTTGGGGGTACTCAATTTTATCTGCTCGTTCCATCGTTTGTTGCCTCCTTCTGGCCTAACCACAGAATGACATTTTCGAGGCAGTATTCGTCCGTCACTTTATCTTCGGGGATACCGCAGATGTACTGCTTGGCGCAGCAGTCGCACAAAGCCTTCATGCGAAACAGCCAGTCTGCCATCTGAAGCGGCGACATGCTACGGATCCTCTCATAGTTGGTTTTCGGCTCTGCTTTTTCCGTTCCATTACTGATCGGCATTTTCAAAGTCCTCCTGTTCGTTAGGATAATAGGCCAAACGAATCTCACTCAATTTGTAGTAGTCAATATGCGCGTGATCCTCTTCCAGATCTGCCAGGTTTTCAAACACCTGGGCGATACCAAGGAGGAAGTCATTCTCCGGCAGCGGGATTAGCTCACTGACAACGCCAAAGTTCGCGTAATCGTCCTCATATTGGCTCTCATCCATAAACCGCTTTTCCTGTTCATACGGGGTGAACAATTTCTTATACACCCAGTAACGGAATACCCGGTCAGAGTTTTTTCGGATGAAATCTACAAAGCTGTCATAGGTAGTCAGTCCCTTCAATGCTTGGGGAGCCAAATCCACCTCATTTCCATTCCTCGAAGTGTTCAAGATACCACTCTTCTTTCTTCTTCATCTGTTCCAGAATGTCCGAAACATCGTATTCGCTGTACTCTCCAACTGCTCGGGCGAAGGACACAATCACCGGGCCGGAGAGGATCTCATCGTAGCCTTCATACCACTTCCGGCCTCCTTCTTCCTCCACAGGAGTAATGGTTTCCTCGTACGAAACAAAGAGCAAATCGTCCTTGTAGAGATGGTCGAACAGATAGTTAGGGAGATACACCAGGTCCTTTACGCCCTTTGCCGACATGAACCCGTGGCCCTTATACATGTAGCCGCCGATATACCAATCCGGCAGATCCTGCTCGTGGATTTTGGTGCGGTACCGCCCATAGGCCAGCAGATGTCCTTCAGGGTCCGGGTTCTCACCCCAGGGACCAGTTCCGATGCGGGCTTTCATGTAGAAATGGGCGGTAGCTCTTTTCCGGGCCTCGGGGTTGAAGTAATCCTTCAGCACATAAATACTATTCTTAGTACGAATAGTGTGGGTATGGTTTTTCTCATCGTGGCTGTATTCTTTTACCCGGGTGGTAGTCAGCCGGACCACCGGGTCAGAAGGATAATGGATCTCCATCAGGCACCCTTCTTCAATATGAGGGATATACCCCAAGAAGCCATGCAAGCCCTCATACGGATATTCAGTTTTTGGGGTGCCATTCAAATCGGTCACTGATTCAACGGTGAACCATCTGCTTCGCCTATTCATTAGCCATCTCCAAAAATGTCATTGCAGAATTGAGT